TTATTGTCAACCTTAGGATTCAAGCGTAGGACATTGCGATAAATACTATTATGCCAAAGTTATCCTTATACCGCCCAAATAAACAGAATGATTATCGTTTCTTTGATAGAACAATATCCGAAGAATTACGTGTTGGCGGCACGGATTTATACATTCACAAGTATTTAGGTCCAACTAATCAAGGACCTAGTATTGATTATACTCAACCAGAATATGACAGTTTAAATCCACTGAATATTCAGGATTTATTATTCCTAGAGAATAGAGATAGAACATATGATCCAAATATTTATAGATTGCGTGGACATTATAATGTTCAAAATTTAGACTTTGATTTAAGTCAATTTGGATTGTTTTTAAATAACGATATTATCTTTATCAATGTTCATTATAATGATATGATTGATATTGTTGGTCGTAAATTAATGGTAGGGGATGTATTAGAATTACCTCACTTATTAGATTATAATCCATTAAAAGAAACTATACCAGTAGCATTAAAACGCTTTTATAGTATTACCGATGCTAACTTTTCTAGTGAAGGATTTAGTCAAACTTGGTATCCACATATGTGGCGTATTAAATGTGAACCATTAGTTGACAGTGAAGAATTTAGTCAGATATTAGCTGAACCAATTAACCAAGATAACTATTTAGGAATATGGGATCCAACTAAAGTATATCCAGCTGGTTATGTAATCACATTTGGTGATAAGAATTATATTAGTAAAATAGAAGTACCACCTGGAATATATCCTCCAGATCCAACATATTGGGAGTTAGATACGGCATCAAATCTTAAAGATATTCTTGCTACTTATAATAAGAATATTGCAATTAACAATGCGGCATTACAGGAAGCTGAACGACTTGTACCTAAATCAGGTTATGATCAAAACAACTTATACATTGTTCCTACATACGGTGAATTTGAAACTAATACTGAATTGTCAGGTAAATACAATCAACCTGCACCACCTATAAATGTTCTAGTGCCTAACCCAGGTCCACCTGTTGCTACGGTTGAACTAATTCAATCTTCATTGTATACAACTGCTAGTCCTGTACTACGTATCCCTGCATCGTTTGTTCAAACTATTTTTAGTATGACAGTTGATGGTGGTGCAGTTGAACCAAATGCAACACTATCGTTACAGTCATTAACAGTTGCACCAACATTAACTGACGGTGGTTCAGGTCCTGTGTCTGGCTATACTGTATTAAATGTTGATAGTATTGGTTATAATATCACAGGGCCATATGGTACTGCTGATAATACATACGCTACCGCTGACCAGAATCCAGATGCGCCCGGCTTTACAGGCACAGAGCCATATGGTCCTAACACAATGGACTATCGTGCTGACTGTGATCCTAGATTCCAATTCATTGCACGTAGTAGCCCACGTAGCTTTGGTTATACAACAGGTTACTTATCTGGAACAGGAGAAGCACCAAATGGATTCCCTACTGGTGCAGGTATTGCGTTCCCCCAGAATCCAAAGGTAGGAGATTACTTCTTGCGTATAGATTATCTACCTCAACTATTATATCGCTGGGACGGACGACTATGGGTAAGAATATCACAGAACGTAAGAACACAAACTGGTATGACTGATGGAGATTTGTCACAACAGTCTAGCTTCATAAATAACAGTAACGTTACTGTACTAACAGATGGTACAACAACTACACAAAGTCAAGGTCTATCTACCATACTTACTATTGCACCAGATCCAATACCCCCGCAACCTTAAAGAATATAAATGGCACAATTTTTCTATGACAACCAGATACGCAGATTTTTAATACAATTTGCAAAAATTTTCAGTTCTTGGCAAGTGACTAAAGGTAAAGATCCTGCAGGTAATGAAATACTTGTTCGTGTACCTATTATGTACGGAGATAGTAGTCGTCAAGCAAGTACTATCATAGCTAACAATAGTGCTAGTAATTTACCAAGTGCACCATTAATTACTTACTATATTAGTGGATTAGAATATGACCAACGTAGAACTCAAGACCCTACATTTATTGATAAGATGCAGGTTCGCCAACGTAGTTATAATAGTGAAACACAACAGTATGAAACTGTACAAGGACAGGCGTTTACAATTGAACGATTGATGCCAGTACCCTACACATTACGTATTAATGTTGACTTCTGGACTACTAACTATCAACAGAAATTAGAATTAGTTGAACAACTAGGTACATTGTTTAATCCATCATTAGAAATACAAAGTACAGATAATTTTATTGATTGGACCAGTTTAAGTGTTGTATATCAAGATGGCATAACATTTAGCAGTCGTGTTATTCCTCAAGGTAGTGGTAATCCTATTGATGTATTAAGTTGGAAATTCTATATGCCAATATGGTTGAGCAATGCCGCTAAACTTAAAAAGATGGGCGTTATCGAAAAAGTTATTGCAAGTATCTTTAAAGGTCAAGCATTAGAAGATATACAAGACGATGATTTATTGTTAGGTACTCGCCAAAAGATTACACCATATGGTTATAAATTGTTACTGATAGGTAATAGACTTCAACTATTACCAGCCGATGAAGCATTTTATCCAAGTAATGAAACATTAGAATATCCTCCACCACCTGACACAAGTTTATATTGGAGTAGTTTATTAAACGTGTATGGGACACTACGACCCGGTATCAGTCAGATATGGTTACAGAATCCATTTATGGATACTGAGATTGTAGGTACCATTGTACCTGATCCAACTGATGATAGATTATTAATATACGATATTGATACTGACACCCTGCCACAAAACACATTGGATCCTGTAGACAGCGTGATTAACCCATTAGTCACAGGACCAAACGCAGGACTGCCAGGACCAATTAACGGACGTAGATACCTTATTGTTGAAGATATAGGTAGTCCAGGTAATACTACTATTGCTTGGGGAGCATTGATTGCAAATGCAAATGACATTATTGAGTTTGATGCAACATCAGGTGAATGGTTTGTGTCATTCGATAGTCAGTCAGCTACCACTGTAGAATACGTAACCAATCTTACTACTGATTTACAATATAGATTTGATTATGTCAACAATGTTTGGATGAAGTCTTACGAAGGTTGGTACGCCCAAGGGGATTATTCTATCGTAATCTAATACTGTGATAAATCATAGTATGAACAATATTTCTGCAGGTATCTTTTTCTATTCTGAAAATACAAAACGTTTCCTATACCTGCTACGAAATGACAATAAAAATCCAGGTAACTGGGGTATACCCGGCGGTAAAATAGAAACTGGTGAAACGTTACTTGAAGGTTTACAGCGTGAATGTATGGAAGAAGTAAATTACTTTCCCGAACACGCTAAACTTGTACCCATTCAGAAGTTTGTCAATAATACATTTACCTATCATACATTCTTTTGTAAAGTAACTGATGAATTTACCCCTGTATTAAACGATGAACATTGTGGTTATGCTTGGGTAGGTAATAAACAATATCCCAAACCATTACATCCTGGATTGTTTAACACAGTAAACTTTGATGTTGTTCAAAAAAAATTAAATGCACTTACAAAAAAAGAGACCTAAGTCTCTTTTTTTATTTTAGCAGTTTTGCTATCGTATCAAATCCTAGCGATCCTATTACAACACCTGCTCCCATCATCATCCAGCGCCATTTTTCAAGCGCAGAGATTTTGTCAGACATAGACTTATGAGCACCGGCACTAGCATCTTTCATTTCTTTAAGAAGCTGATGAGTATCTTCGTTGTTTTTCGCCATACTAATATTAACATCTTTGATATCAGCTTTGATTTCGCTGATATCATTTGTGATGTTTTGTACCTGTACTTGAAGCACTGCGATGTCCGTTTCAGTCTTTGGCATTTTAATAGTTTTACCAGTTACCATGATGATTAAGCATTAGCAATCGTAACGATTGGGTTAGGCTGACCGTCGTATGTATTAGCGGCGTATGCTGTGTTGAATGTAGCGATAACATCAGGGTTAACTGTGTTCAATACCGCAGTGCCTGTTCCAGTACCAGTTGCTGTAGCAATGAATGAAACACCTGTCATATTAGATGCCGCACCACATACTGACCAATCCGTTGTACCACTAGAGTAAATTGTATATACTGTACCTACACTTAATGAACCGGCTGCAACTTGTGCTGGGAACACTTCAGTATTGTAATCATTAACACTTGAAACATATGCTGTAGCAGAGGCTGCGTCAGTAGACAAGATGTTCATTGTATTTGGTGTCAATGCTGTGTTAGCAACATTCGCTGTATAACATGGTGCGATTAAACCAGTTGTACCACCTTTAACTAGGTATTTTGTTTTACCTTTTTGACGAACGATGTAACCGGCTTCATCATCAGCATAGATAAAGGCTGCGCCTGTTGAGGCAACTGCGGCGTTTGCAACTAATTCAACAACATCTTGTTGTGCATCCGGTGTACCAGTAGCATTTGATAAATCGACTTCTGCACCACCCAATGTTGTAGAAACAGTAAATGCGGCTGCATTAGCAATTGCTTTAACAAAATAAACTTGACCAGATACTAAACCACCTAAGTTAGCAGTAAATCTTACAGTACCGTTAGCAAGCAATGTCTGAGCATTACCTGAAGTACCAATGATGTTACCTGTATTTTGTGTATTAGCTACAGCAACTGTCGTTAAACCAGGAACTGTATTTGCAAAACCTAAAGTAGTGTAATCTGTTGTTGTACCATTAACGTTTGCACTTGCAACTTGAATTACAGAACCCACACTTAATGTATTTGCCAAATCAGTACCAATACCAGTTACATACGCGGTATCAGTAGCAGAATACAATGTACCTGTACCATTTTGACCAATAGCAACACGTGTTAAAACTTGACTACCAACGATTGCTGTGTTACCACCAACTACACCATATGTGTTAGCGTTAGTTGCAGGGAAACCTGCACCACCGAATGGGTTATTGAAATATGCATCAACTACACCAACAGACATTGATACTGAACCACCAGTCGTGTCAGTCAATGTAACCGGTGTGCGTGTTGTATTTGCACTTAAGTCAGTAGCGGAGACTGTAAAGTTATTTGCATCAATAACTTCTAATATCCAGTATGTTGTTGCGGCTGATATACCACCAACTGTAGTAGCTACTACGAATGGCATACCTGCGATAACGCCAGTTGTTGTTAAACTTTCAGTTACAGTAACATAACCTGTTGCCGCTGTTGTATCTGTGATTGTTAAGACTGCTTGAGCCTTTGCGATTTTTAGAGGACGTCCCATTTGTTTTTCCTTTGATAAAATTAGCGGGTTCTAGCCGCTACGCAGTGGGTAACTGCATAAACCCTCAGAATGAGAGTGTATGTTATATTTATCAAAAAAGGGTAAAATTAACCGGTAAAGCTACCAGTTGGACTATTGAAGCCAGTTGTTCCCGTGTTAGTATCTGGCATACCTAATTCAGTTATAGTAAACAAACTATTAGCACCTGCAGTTGTTAGATAAGAAACAATGTTTCCTTGTCCAACTATGATACTGTTATTAACTGTGTTAGGGGGAATCAATTCACTATTTGCAGTAGCTATCGTATAAGGAACTCCGTAAGGATTGTATCTTGCAGTTGTGTTAGCAATGGCAACTGCGGAATTTGCAGTCAATGTTAAACTTGTATTGTTTGCAATAGCTTTAACTATGCCTACATTTGCACCTGTAGTATTACCAATCCAACTACCAACAGCTAATTCAGTACTGAATGATGTACCGTCTCCGGTAACAGTTGCACTATTAGTAGCACA